GATCGGGGAGCCACTCGCCAAAAGGGATCACTTTACTGCCCACCTTTCACTGCCGGTTGTGGCCGTTGTCCACGTTGTGTTTGGAATAATCTCGCTAAGGTCATCTAAATCCTCTAGCGTCCCGTAATAGTTTAGGCTGTCCATCGAGCCTAGCTGGTCCAAGTCCTCAAGGGTAGCGGGAAAAACCTTTATAACATTCCACGTCTCACCATCCCCGCCGACAACAGACCAGCGATCACCCATAACGTGAGGGCGACCGGCCACAGTCATACGCATGTCCGGCGCCGCAGACATCACAAACGTGACGGCGTTTTCGCTTGACGCGGTCACCGCTGTCGAGACCGCCGACAGCATTCCCCTGATGCGGGAGAATGCGCCAGATGATGTCGCCGCGATTGACGCGCTCGCCTCAAATGGCCGGATGCGGAGAACCGATGCCGAGGTTGTAATGGCGGTGGACACTGACGCCGCAAACCTAGCAATAAACGAGGCATAAGCTGCGACAGATGCCGCGCCGGTTACAGAGGCGACAAAGTGCAATATGCGCTTGAGTGACGCGGATGTTGTGGCGGCTATTGATACAGCAGCAGTCGGCTGCTGGAGCGTCAGGTTGTCTAACTGCTCCAACGTGCCAAAGGAGTCGATGTTATCCATCGTCCCCCAATTATCTAGCTGCTCAAGTGTCGCCACAGGACGCCCCCTTAGTCGGCGCTGATGTCGAGGTCACCCGCATCAATCTTGAGAATGTCGCCAGAGGCGATTGTCTTTGCAGCGGAAAACGCGCCGTGGATCAGCAGGTTGCCGGATGATGCCGCATCGAAAACACCAAAGTGCGAGACGCTGCCCCAAGAGCCGGTTGCCGCCGCAAATTGAATGGCCGAGGCGTTGTCAGCGGTTCCTGATGCTGCCGCGTTAAACGTAGCCGCCACGCGGGCGTAGCCGGAGCCGGTCAATTCCGTGCCGGTGTTACCGTCTCCGAATGATCCTGTGGACAGGCCAATGTAGACTGCCGATGGCATAGTGTACGAGCCGGTCCCAAGGATGTGATCGAGAATTTCGTTCTCAAGGTAGTTCGACATTGCAGACATTGCTTAACTCTCCGCTGCTGCTTGCTGGCGTTGATAATCGGACCGAATGGCGAGCGACCCAACGCCGTAATGAGACCGCTCCTCGTCAACCTTAATTTCTGCGATGATGCGACCAAATTTTGAGTCGTATTGTGACGATCTGGCTTCATCAAGCAGGTATGTGTAAGCCTCCGTCAAAGCCCCGTACAAATACAAATCCGGGTGGCGCGTGAACGCAATCGGCGTGTTTGTGTCAGACAGTGCCGGCAGGCTTCCTGTGTAGACAATTTCAGCCGTGTATGCTGTGTCTGGCACGGGGCGCAGTTTCATCTCCAAGCCGACAACGCTGTAGGCTCTGGGCCTGCCGTTCCCGGTGCTTGAGTAGCTCTTGTCCAAGCCGTGTGGGCTTTGATATTCCAAAACCGTTATCGGGTTGGTGTTGAGCTTTACCTCACGCACCTCGCGCAAATCCGTGGGCAGCGCGATGTACTCGTCTCCAACCTCCAGCGAAGCCGTGGCCCGCTTCTCCTGCTCCCGCGTCTCAAGCTCACGGCTTACACGCGCCTCGGCAAGCCGAATGAAGTCAGGTATCTGAGCGGTTAGGTCATCACGCGCCAAAAAGTTGGCGATGGCCGTCTTTAGCTCGCTGTAGGTGCTTATGCTCATATCCGTCCGCCGCCTGTCCTAAAGTCTCGGTTTTGGTGGTCGTTCAACCAAGCCTTCCACGCCTTTGGATTTTCACGCGGTGTGCCTAGCGTCTGTAAAAGGTGATTATACACGACATTCGGTATTTCAGCCACATGCTGCATGTGACGCTGCGTGTTGCCGATCATCTCGCCCTTTTTGGACTCGCCGGACATCTGCTTGTTAATTTTGAGTAGATCGTCAAACCGCTGCTTCTGATGAATGATGGTTGTGCCATCGCTGGCCTGCTCCATCGAGACTTCCTTCCTTGTGTGCGGGTCGGTGTAAAGATAGCGTTTCATGCTTTCCCCTTTAGAAAAAGAGGGGGCAGTTGCCCGCCCCCTCGTTAGTCTTAGGAACCTGACAGGTCGAAGATACCTGCATGTGCCTTTGGTGCCAGAACCTTGAGCGCCCACTCAGTAATGAGCATCGTGGCCTGTGAGTCACCTGTGTCGCCCATATCCTTCTCTTGGAAGTTACGACCGTTGAGTGTGCAGAGTGATGCAAACTCAGGGTCGAGGAGGAACATCTTGTCGTTTGACATGAAGCGAGAAGGTGTCGCCTCAACGGTGCCGAAGTCTGTGAGGAACACAGAAGTCGAACCAACGTATGCAACTTCCTTGGCCTGAGTCATGTTCACGTCATTGGAAACGAGGTTTCCTGACGCTGACAGATCAGAGAAGTTTGCGCGGTTGGTAGCAGAAGCCAGCATCATTGATGGGTTTCCGCCGTCTGTCCACGCATCCTGCATGCCGTCCTCAATCAACGCGAGCGTCAACGCACGGTCATCACCATCAGTCACAGTGTCTGTGCCTGTACCGGCTGAGAATGCGCCTGAACCTGCACCAACAGAACCGTTGGTGATCCAAGTCATCAGTGAAGCTGACTTGCGTGGCTCAGAGCCAGAGCGGGCCACGTTAGTGTCCGTGATGCTCTTCTCAATGTCACGGCGAAGCTCAAGTGCTTTTAGGACTTTTTGGTAGTTATGTTCACGTTCTCGTCCGGCCGTGTCCACAGCATCCAGAGTGCCGGATGTGGCGAACGACTTGACGCTGATCTGGTGGTAGTTACCCAGACGAACGGTTGGTGTAGCCGCCGCCGTAGAAATCGCAGCGCCCTCATTGACGTGGTTGTTAGTAGCGGCACTGGCGAGTTCCTGTGTCTGCCACTCGGTAAAGATACCGTTTGATGTCTCTTTCTTCACGTTTGAGAAGAAAGGTGTTTCCGCAGGGTCGATGCGGTAAATGACATCAGCAAGCTGCTCGCGCTCACCTACTGCTGCCGCTGTTGCGAATGTAGTCATGATCTTGGTTCCTTCTGGGTCATCTGCCCATTAAGTAGTTGACTGCGGCATCAACGCTGCCCTCTTTACTGAGGCGCTCAAACGATTGCTGCCGTTGCTTGGATGCAGCCTGCCTCTTGGTTGTTGGCTTGCCTGCCTTGGCCATTCTTGGGGCTTTGCGGGTGCGCTTCTTGGCCGTGGGTTTCTTCTCTTGAAGGTTGTCCCATTGCCACGCCTTGTAGAGCAGTTCGATGGCCCGCGCGTCAGAAGCGTTGGCAATCTCCTCCTCACTAAACCCGATCCGCCGCTGGGCGTACTTGATAACCTCTTGCCTCTCGGCATTGCGGGTATCTTCGTTCTGCCAAGCCGGTATCCGACTGAGCATGTCCTCGCGCTGCGTTGCCAGATGCTGCTGCATTTGGGCTTGCTGCTCTTGGGCTTGTTCTGCGGCTATGCGCTGCTGCTCTGCCTCGACCTGCTTGAGATACTCTTTCTGTTGATCCCATTCGGTCTTGTACAAGAACAATTCGCGCTCCGGCATTGTTTTGGCCAATTCTCTCCAGTCAGGGTCCTGCTGGGTTGCCTGCTGGATTTGACTTTGCAACACATCAAGTTGCTGCTTGTATGCGTCTCTCAGTGCCTGCGTCTGAGCCTGCTCCGCCTCAAAGGCTTTGCGTTGCTCTGCAAGCTCCATAGAGCGCTTTGTGAATGCCTGCTGCCGAGAGTAACCATTTTGAAGCTCGTCAAGGGTGACAGCATGCTCCTCACCGTCAATCTTGACGGTGTATAGCTGTTCCTCTTCGCCTTCGTCCTCGTCATCCTCTTCGTAGGCATCTTCGCCGTCATCAACGTCCTCGTCATCGTAGTCATCTTCGGGAGCTTGCGCCGTGTCCTCTGATGCTTCGAGCGTCTCTGTCTCTTGCGGTTGAGGCGCTTCCGCCTCGGGCTGCTCTTCCGCTGCATTGTCCACTGGTGGGGTGCTTAGAAGGCTTAATGCGTCTGATACTGAAATTTCGCCGGTCTCTGTCGAGTTATCGGACATGAAAATTACCTCTGTCTATTGTTAAAATCGGATTGCCTCTTGACTTCGTCAAGGTGCAGTTTCGCCAATTTACCATCCTCTATTACACTTTGGAAATAGCCCTTTAGGGCATCCAAGTTTTGCAAAAGTTGGTATAGGCGTTCCCGGCTCTCTGTGTCAGCCATTGCCGAGCCACGCCAAGCCGCGATAAATTGTTGCTCCAAGTGAGCGAAGCCGTCCTGCAAAATCTCATTGCGTAGTAGCGCCTCTGCCTTTGCAGATCGCTCAATCTTTTCTCTAGCTTGTCCCTCATTCACGTTCTTATCCTTATTATAACAGTGTGTAACCCGGATACTGGCGCACATTCCCGCTTGCGCGGCGGAACGCTTGGTTGGCCGCAGAGAAGTCTACCGGCGGCAGACCAAAGCGCTGGCCAAACTCAAGCAGCCCGGTGGGGGCAGTGTCAAGCAGGCCCATCATCCCATAGGTTTGAGGCGCGGTGTAGTCTGCTGGCTGGATGGCGCCAGTGTCTAAACGGCAAGCCTGCAAGTCCTCGTCAAATATATATCCGTCTGGGCATTGGCCGGTGTCAGGTGACGGCGCAACGATTTGTTGCTGCCCGCCCTCGCCTAGCTGGGCGCGGCGCATTTCAGCCTCGCGCTCAGGGTCTTGGCCTGTCAGGATGCCGCGCTCGTCATAGACGCCGATTACCTGACCGAGATCGTTTGTGACAATTCGGCCCCGCATAGCGTTGGCAGCGTCAAACGGCTGCATTTCGCCAAACTCGCCAAGTGCGCCGGCTAGATTTGTTAGATTAAGAGACGACATTCCGCCAAGGAAGCCGGGCAACTTAGGGCCGGCCAGACGATCTTGAATGTCTGACAGGTAGTTTCTCAGCAGGCTCTGCTGCTGCGCGACAAAGGGAGCCTGAGCCTGCTGTGCTGTCGCCGCAGCCTGCTGGTACATCTCAGGGGCACCGGGTGCGCCCGGTGCGCCACCACTGCCGCCGCCCATATTGATAATGTTCTGAGCCTGCTGAGGGGACATCCCGGCAAAAGCCTGAGTGCCATATCTGGCGGCGGACTCGGCTGGACTCATGCCGCGCTGCTGATTATCGCTTGGCCTGTAGCCCTCAGATGGCCGGCTTGAGCCTTGGCTAAAGTTGCCGCCGCCGGCAGTTGTCTGACCCTGTGCTTCTGTTACACCTTTTGGTGGCATATCTAAACCCTCGGCAAGTTGGTTGATATCTGCGCGTCTGTCACCGCCTTGGCGACACGCAACTCCGCCTCGGCCTGCAACTCCTGCCGGCGCAGTTCAGCGTTTAGCTGCATTTCTTCACGCTTTAGAGCGATCTCAGCGTTCATTTTTTCGCGCTGCAACTCAATGTCCATTGCCAGCTTCTGCTGGGCAATCTGCATGTCCTGCTGCGCCTTCATCACCTCTGGGTCAGGCTGAGGTGGCTGCTGCTGCTGCATCGCCATCTGCTGCTGGATCATCTCAGGCGAACTAAAGAATTGGTCGGCGTCCTTGAAGCCGCCAATCTCCGCAATCGAGCGCAACGTGCTGACATACTGCGCCATCGTGACAATCGGGTTGCTCGGCCCAAGCTGCATCATGATCTGCTCTTGCTTCGCCGCGATCTGTGTCAGGAACGCAATCTTTGTTTCATCGTCAGTCGTGCCAAGCCCGACCTGCACGACAACGTCAAACTCGCTGTCCCACTCCGCCGGGTTGATAGGCACAAAGTTATTGCGCAGGCGGATGGTGCGCGGCTTGTTGTCGTACTTGGTTAGAAGGTGCAGGATGCCCTTGAAAAGTGACTTCATGCCCGTCTCCGCAAACGTGCGGGCGATGCTCTCCATCTTGACCTGAGCGCCTCGAACCGTGGCGGCAACAGCGGATGCGGTGGTTGACTGTAGGGCGTCAGGAGAAAG